GTTTATGCTCTAACTCGTCTTGTTGTTGAGAATGAGGAAGAGGGTAAACGTCTCCACAAAGAATGTCAAGCAAAAGGAAAGCTTTATGACGCCAAACTTATCACAAACGTTGATCTTGTCAACCACTACGCTGATGTGGTAGAATATATCAAAGATAAAACAGGATTTTCCTGGAAATATACAGATCGACAATCTCTTGTCACTGAACTCCTCAAATACGTTAAACCAATCCATGAAACTAACTGACCATTCCCTGTATCGCTACGCTGGGGGCAAGAACAGGATGAAAAAAGATCTGATTCAGATTATCAAGGATGTAAATCCTGGTCTGACTCAGATCGTATCCCCATTTATGGGTGGTGGATCAACTGAGATCCTGATGGCAGCACAAGGCATCAAGGTACAAGCGTATGACATTTTTCGACCCCTGGCGGACTTCTGGGAAATCGTCACGGCAGAGGGCGGTGGTCGCCTGGCTGACGCCGCTGAGCAGCATTATCCACTAATTGATAGCGATCACTACAAATCTTTCCTCCCAGGATTAGATAGTGAGGACAAGTTCACCAGAGCAGTATCATTTTACGTTGCAATCAAGGGTTCATACTCAGGTAAGATCGGATGTTCTACCGTTCGTAGTAGAGCAGAGTTCAGACTTGTCGGAATTGATAAACTTAGGAATTTTCATAACCCCAACCTGTCGTTTGCCTACGGCAGTTGCTTCGACACGATCCCGAAGCACGAAAATGACTTCTTATACCTGGATCCACCATATTATGAGACTGTTAGCCACTATTATGGTAAAGATGGTGCTCTTCACAAATCATTTGACCATGAAGCTTTTCGTGATACCTTGAAGCAACATAAAGGTGGGTTCGTGATGTCTTATGACAACAGCGATGCTGTTCGAGAATTATATCAGGGATGGACGGAGTTTAGGTATCTTACATTTCCATATCAAATGTCGGGTACAAAACGCTATGATAAAACCGAATTGGTGATTGTCAAGTACCCAGAACATCCTACACAAAAACCAAAAACTGTGCTAGAATCCTTTTTAGTGGAGGTCTAAATATGTACGAACAATTAACTGCTTTTGAACGAGCACTTGCTCGATTTGGAGACAAAGTTCAATATGTCGTTGGTCTAGAAATTAGCGATAAGATAAGTCCAGAAGTTGCTTATCAAGAAATTAAAGAAATGATGAAAGAATTGAAAAAACTTCGTAAAGAAGAAAAAGAAACTTGGAATAAGGAATAATGATCTACTACTATACTCTTTTTTTATTTTTCGCTGTTATTGGTTACATGATAGTCGTTGACTCTAATGTAGCAAAATACATCGAATTGATGGGACAAATGTTTATCATCAATATAAAAAAATGGTATTACATAGCAGTATTTCACCCAGGCAATAAACTAACCACATGGTCAATGAACTATAGAATTGACCGTATGACTCGTAAACTACAAAGAGATTTGGAACGAAATGACTCACCACGATCTATTGATTGATGCTTTAATGACCTATCTGTATGAATCATACAACAAAGGTCGAAATGATGAACTTTGGGATCACTATCATGATGGTGAGGTGATAGCACAAGAAATCTTACAAACTGTTGAAGAGTTTCAACAAATGAGAGCAAAATTAAGTAGAGATCTAACTTATTCCCAATGGAGGGCAAGTGACTAATTCCAAATTTCCTTATGAAACATTTCCTATTCGTTTAGATATCAAAAAAGAAAATAGAATCTGCTGGTTTGAGCATGAAGCACATTTGAACAAACTTATTGAACGAGAAAATCTAAATCCTAAAAATTATGAAATATCCACAAATGGTGTGGCGCTGGTGGGCAAAGGCACTGGGGCAAAAAGCAGGACAAAACGATCAAGAGGCTGATAAAGTAGCGTTTATCCGTACTCTAATTTTTATTACATATCTGATTACCAACTGTTTTATTGTGGCTGGTGTAATCAGACATTGGAACGACGAACAAGTTATTTACATTGAAATCCATGAAAATTCAAACAATCAACAAATCCCATACACAGAAAGATGGAACAATCTGGGAATGGGCAGAGACACCCGAGCTGAGAGCATATATTACTCAGCAACAATCAAAAATCGTAATGGTGAATTTGAATGAACCTCCCAAACGAGCATCCTGAAATCGCTGAACATGAATGGATCGATGATACGTTTCGTGTCTACAAAACTAAGTATGGTTTGTGGCACAGTGCATCAAAGACAGGTGAAGAGTTGGTTACTGCTATGACAGAACAACAATGTATTGATGGCACTCGCTTCTATCTGAAAGGTAGACAAGAAGGATGGAGTGAAGAAAATAGTAGAGTTGTGAATGATGGAAAAGTCGGTGGAAAACTCTAAAGAATATCCATACCATGAGTTAGATCCATCTACACCATGGTATGAGTTTCTAATGTATTGTGAGATCTGTCATCAATTAGACGTTCCTGGTCAACCTAGACTAGGACGTTATATGGCATATCGTCGTTATTTAAAATCGGTTGGGATTATTGAATGAATAAAGTATTTTATTATCCAATAAAACCAAATGTTGATCTAGATTATACTTTAGTTCCAGAAAATAATTTAGAGACTGGCGATCAAGATTATCATAAATGTCCTGTTTGGAAACATAAAACAAACAGGACATTTGTTGGCATATCACCACTTACAACTGAGTTGACAATAGATCTGAAGCACAATAGAATACTCACTGATACTAATATATTCTCCCCATTGTTTAGGGAAAATTATGATTTACATTCAGAATATGCTGTAATTCAATTAACTTTTCCTCTATATTATTTTTGGGTCAACAATGATACTACTAATTTATGGTTTGAAATGTTGGACCATCCATTAACATCATTGAATAATAATTTTATTGTTATTGGTGGATGGTGGAATCTTGCTGGTTATCCTAGATCAATCAGTATGGCAATTAAAGTTGTTGATAAAAACAAAAAAATTGTTATCAGAAAAGGTGATCCATTATATAGAGTTAGATTTTATCCAGAAAATTTAAACGATGGTATAAAACTTATCAAATCTGATGTATTACCAAAAGAAATTAAAGATCAATTTCTATTAAATAAATCTGGTGATCCCAAATCAATGAATAGGAAACTATTTGCCAAAAGAGAATCTAATTGTCCATTTAAAAAGTACTTAAATTTATGAAAACTAAACTTAAATTGGTTTGAATACTGGATTGGTCATTGTTGGATGACTGGTTGGCAGTCAATTAGAATGACATTCTGGATTTGGCGTGATCTCATGTCAGGTAATTACAATGGTTATGCTCTACTTAATAATGATGATCCATTAGAAGAATGTATTGAATGGTTCTGGGCATCACTCAATGAAGACGATGTTTATGACAAAGAATTTTTAGAATATATCATGCAAATGGCAGATGATGTCATGTCGGGTAAGGTAAAAACTATACCATGGGAAGAAATTGAAGATCAATTTTGAATATGAATTTGCTGGTAATTATGAAGCACCCTCAGATATAAAGAAAAATGAAACTAATACAATTTAAGCACTGGTATGATTATGGACACGAATGGTGTGTTCAAATTTTAAATACATCTAGGCATTATCCAGAATTCATTAAAAGAAGTTCACTCTTACAGTTCTCTGTGGGGTGGTGTGATTATCCTTCTGGTCCCTATCTACAGATCCATATGGGACAAGGAAGACTGTTTGGTTTGATATTTTTTGTTTATAAATTTTCATTTGATATTGATATTCTAGCACCAACATGGCACAGAGATTATGAACAAGAGTGATAAGGATGCCTTATACGTCACATTATTTTTAGTAATCCTTTTCCTGCTTGACATGTGTGTGGTGGCTGGGGTATTATTACATGGTAAAGCAAACTTCCCCGAGTTGATCAAACACCTAAGATCATGAAACGAGTCACTGTTAGACCTAAATCTAGTAAAGCGAAGAATCGCCTTGCTAACTCTATGGATGGCAATCCCATCTGTATTGTAGAGCAAGACAAAGGTGATGGTATGATGTTTCTCGCTAGTGAGAATCAGAAATACTTCTTCTGGGTTAATGTAAGCAACGATTGTCACTGGGAAACTGAATGGGAGGTACTATGAGCTACACTATCACTAAGCACATTCAAATTGAACACGAAGAAGACGGTTGGAGTTTTGACTTCACTGCTGATGAACTTGGGACTGTGAGTGTGGAGGATGGCAATGGACCAGGATACCAAACCATTCACATTCCTAAAGATTGTATTCAACACTTTATTGATGTACTGGAGCAATTCAAATGAAACCTAAGATGTATCATATTCTAAATCTTGCTATTGAGCAAGGTGTTCGTGAAGGATGGCATCGTGCCCACAAACACATCGACAAACCACACGAAGATTCTGTAAAACAGCATATTGAAGATGCTGTAATGTCTGCCATTCACGAGTATTTTATTTTTGATGAGGATGAATATCAATGAACAACAAACAATTGATTAAAAAACTGAAGAATGCTTATCAAACTTGTAGTGATTGTGGTGACAAATATGGTGTCTATTCTGTAGGTTGTTCTTCCGTATGGGAGGGTAAGTGTGATGTTTGTGGTGAAACCAAATCAGTTACAGAAGCAAGGGATTATGCTTATTTTGTGACAGGTATTCGTAAACTTATTCTAGAAAGCAATGCACCGTGATGGTATTGATTACGGCAACGAGCGTCTCAACCAAATATATAGAGATACATGGCCTAATTTGGGGTGGGCAAAAATGGACAAAATACGTGCAGGTAATACTGTAAAATTCTTAGGATGCACAAAAGAACAAATTCAATGGGGTAACAACGATGATCCAAATTCTATTCTTTTCGTTAATGATCTTTATTATGTGGAGCATGTTGAAGTTCATTCTCAACACACAAAGATAGAGCTACGAGGAGTTAAAGGTAAATTTAATTCAGTATGTTTTGAGGTGGTAAATGACACACAATCTTCCAGAAAAAGATAATGCTCCATGGTTAGACACCACTTATGATGGATTTATGACACACGAAGAAATGCTTGAAGAAGCAGCACGGCGAGAAAAAGAAAACAAAGTTTTAGATATCGCTAAGAACATCATGGAAGAACACAAAGAAGCATTCCAACATCTTGCTGCAATTGAACGGAAAGAGTTTGCCGAAAAAGATTTTGAAGATCTTACCAGAGAGCAAAAGATCCAGCTAGCACTAGAAGAGATTGATTGGATTGTCATTGGTGGTCAAGATGGTGAAGAGTTCTATGGTTCTATTCAGTTTCTTCGTAAAGTATTGAGGAGTTTGGCATGACAGATAAAGAACTCTACAACCCTGATGAGTTTCTGCTTGATAACATCAAAGCATATCATTATGAGGTGATGGATGAAGGGCATCATGTGTGGATGGCATTCTACATGGAGAATGGTAGCACAGGGCACTTGAATATTTTTCTGAATGATGGTAGAATCCAAACACGCTATGAGGAGTGGCATGACGAGCAACCCGCTAAAACTGAATGAAGAAGCACCAGCGTTTTCCTATACGCTGCCCGAGCTATTCAATGTGATTATGTGCATCATTGCACACCCACATAAGGTGCTCACAGAGCATGACAAATCTCGTGCCATGGCAATTTTTCTTACCTTTGCTGATTACC